CGAAAAAAGCGGAGTCGCTACCCGCAAATCTCATGGACGATCTGTTCGCAGGGGCAGGTCAGGGGATGGAGAACATTACTGCCGAGGATATGCAGATCCCATTCATGCGTATTCTTCAGCCGCTCTCCCCGCAACTGATCAAGACGGACTCCAAGTTCATCAAGGGTGCGTCTGCCGGTGACATCTTCAACACTGTGACCGGACAGTATTGGGAAGGCGACGAAGGCGTGACGATTATCCCGTGCGCCTACGAGATGAAGTTCCTGGAGTTCCAACTGCGTGAGTCTGGTGGTGGCTTCCTTGGCGAGATCGATCCGAACAATCCTGACATCCGTCAGGCGAATCGGGTGGGTGCCAATGAAATTCTGCCGTCGGGTAACGAGTTGGTCCGTGCTGCCCAGTTCTTGGTCGTTGCTGTCGGCGAAGACGGTGCAACCCAGCAGATGATTCTCGATATGAAGAAGACCCAGATGAAGGTTGCCAAGCAGTGGAACACTCGCCGTGCGGGTATGAAGCTGATGCACCCGGAGAAGGGTCTGTTCACTCCGCCCATGTGGGCAACTGTGTGGAACCTGAAGACCGTGCAGGAGAGCAACGACAAGGGTTCGTGGTTCAACTACTCGATCTCCCAGCTTGACATCAAGGATGTGCCGTCAGCAGCGGTGCAGGAGTGTAAGGGTCTTTACGAGATGTTCCGCAAGGGCGAAATCAAAACGTCCGCCGGAACTGCCGAGGAGATGAAAGCCGCTTCTGCTTCGCAGCAAGAAGGAGACGAAATCCCATTCTAACCCGCGTGGGGCAGGTAACCCCTGCCCCATTCCCAACCGCAGGGGAAAGCTATGAACTTGGACGAAAGGTTCATGGCCGCGTTTGAGGGTTTCAAATCGGCACATGGACAGACAATTATTTCAGAGGAGCGTCGGGCCGGAAAGCAGAAGGCACAGTCCCGCACAGTCCGCACTCCGATCACACTCGAACTTATCCGGTCACACCTGAACGGCGTGAAGGGGGTTGGTTCCATACCCATCAACGAAGACAACAAGTGTAAGTTTGGTGTCCTCGACATTGACGAATATCCATTAGACCTCGCCGCTATTGACCGGCGGTTGCGTGACCTCGAAATCCCAGCCGTGGTCTGTCGCTCGAAGTCTGGTGGCGCACACATATACTTCTTCTTCACGGAATTTATGAACGCAGGGGAGTTCCGTGACAAGGCTTCGGAGATTGCCGCCTATGTTGGGTATGGCCGGTGTGAAATATTTCCGAAGCAGGAGCAAGTTCTGCACGAGCGTGGTGACGTTGGTAACTTTATTAACTTACCATACTTCGATGCAGAACAAACCCTGCGCCATGCAATCCTCGAGGATGGTTCTGCTGCATCTCTCGAGGAGTTTCTTGATCTCGCCGATAGTCGTGCCGTTACTCCGGAGGCGTTCATCTCGCTTACCTTCGGGGTTGTCGAAGACGAGTTCAAGGAATGGGCGCCCTGCCTGAACTGTATGTTCGGGCAGGGCATTCCCGAGGGCACCCGCAACACGGTGATGTTTGCCGCTGCGGTTGGGTGCAAGAAGGAGCAGCCCGAGACGTGGAAACAACGACTCGAAGAGATCAATCAGCGGTTTGCCAACCCGCCACTGCCGGCGTCCGAGATCGTCACGATCCAGAATCAACACGAAAAAAAGGACTACGGATTCCCGTGCGATCAGGAGCCACTGAGGAGCTTCTGCAACAAGACGCTGTGTAAGACCAAGAAGTTTGGTATCGGCGTCACAAGCATGTCTCTGGACGTTACAGGGCTATGTGTTGTGAAGTCCGAGCCACCGGTCTGGTTCTGCGACGTGGGTGGTCGGCGTGTTGAGTTGACCACCGACGACTTGCAAACACCGCAGCGTTTTCAGAAGGCATGCATGGAACAGATTCATGTCATGCCTCCTATGATGAAGATGCAAGACTGGCAGACCATCGTCACCATGCTCATGGACGATATGAACCACATCGATGTGCCGCACGAACTGACATACAAGGGTCAGTTTAACGAGCTTGTCGAGGCGTATTGTGATGGCCGGGTGCAGGCACAGTCGGCGGAAGAGATCGCTCTTGGCAAGCCGTACACCGACGAGGACGAGGGGCTGACGTACTTCAAGCTCGAAGCGTTGATGAAGTTCCTGCGTAACCAGAAGTTCGACAGCTATAGCCGGGGTCAGATACAGGAGCGTCTGAAAGAGTTGAACAACGGCGGGCAGGCGAATGGGCACAAACGGTTTAAGACCACGACAGGGGAGCAGAAGCAGCTTCGTGTGTGGTGGGTTCCGGCCACCCATCAAGAAGTGGATGTGCCGGGGATCGATGTAGTTGGAGAGGAGATTCCGTTCTGATGCAGACCACAATTTTTGGACCCCCGGGCACGGGCAAGACCACACGACTGATCAACATCGTCCAGCAGGAACTGGACCGTGGAACGCCGCCCGACAAGATTGCTTTCGTGTCCTTCAGCAAGAAGGCTGCACAGGAAGCGCGGGATCGTGCTGCGGAGAAGCTAGGCATCAACGAGCAGCAGATGATTTGGTTCCGTACGCTGCACTCCTTCGCGTTTCAGAACCTTGGTCTTAGCGGCCAGAAGGTAATGAAGGGGGCAGACTACAACAAGATTGGCGAGTTGGTTGGCCTGCCCATGGTGTCCTCCGCATCGGTTCGCATGGACGACGGCATACTGTTTTCGGCAGGTCAGTCGAAGGGTGATCAATACCACAGCCTGCTCCAGCTTGCTCGGGTGACCGGCAAGTCGATTGAAGAAATCTTCAACGAAAAGAATACGGACTATCGACTGCACTTTCAGCAGTTAAAAATCATGGAACAAGTGATTGATGACTACAAGAAGATGACCGACAAGGTGGACTTCGTGGACATGATCGAACAGTTCGTGACGCAGGGCAACTGTCCGCTGCTCGATGTGCTGATTGTGGATGAAGCTCAAGACTTGGTGCCTCTCCAATGGCGTATGGTGCATGAAGTGATGAAGCCGTGCGCCAAGCGCATCTACTTTGCCGGCGACGATGACCAGTGCATCTACTCGTGGATGGGCGTGGACGTTCGAGACTTCCTAAACGCATCGGACGACCACGTAGTTTTAGGAACGTCATATCGTCTTCCGTCAGAAGTGCATTCGCTAGCTAATGATGTCGTAAAGCAGTTGGCATTCCGGCAAGAAAAAGTTTGGCATCCGGCTCGAGAAGGTGGTGCCGTGGTATGGCATCATGATATCCTCGATGTGGACTTGCGAACTGGCGAATGGTTGATTCTTGCCCGCACTAACAACATTGCGAACAAGGTCGCGAACACCCTCAAGGAACAGGGATACCTGTTTTGGCGCGAGGGGCCAGGCTGGTCCATCTCCCCAAATGTTCTGAACGGCATCGAGGTGTGGTTGCGGCTATGCAAAAATCAGTTTGTTTCTCCCACGGAGTTGAAGACTTTTTCGAAGATCATCCAGTCATCGGTCATCACCAAGTCAGGCAGACGCAAACTTACAAACCTAGACCCCGAAGCCACTTACAACCTCACCGATTTACAGAACCTGTGCGAGTTGAACGCGACTGCCGAGACACCGTGGTACGATGTGATTCGGGTGTCCGAACAGGAGACGATCTACATTACTTCTGTGCGGCGGATGGGCGAGTCTATCTTATCGGGCAAGCCGAGGATTCGGATCTCGACGATCCACAAGGCGAAGGGTGGGGAGGCAGACAACGTCCTCCTCCTGCTTGAATCCAGCCCTGTCATAACAAGAGCCGAGGACACCGAAGGTGAGATTCGCACCTTCTATGTGGGCATGACTCGTGCCCGCAAAGAGTTACACCTTGTCGAGTCACACTCCAACCACAGGTTCGAAATATGAAAAACCGAGAATACTTTTTGAAGCAGGCGGAAGAATTGATCAATGGACCGAGGGCCGAAGACTATGGACCGGCAGTCCTGAATCATGAACGGATTGCTACGATCTGGAATGTGCTGCTTCGCAGGAAGCTGTTGGACAAGATTACGCCGACCGAAGTGACGGCGATGATGATTGGCCTGAAGCTAGCGCGTCTTGCCCAAGACATGCACAAGGATGATTCGTGGACCGACATTATTGGGTACGCCGCACTGGGTGGGGAGATCTCGAACGATGAAAGCTGACCTGTTTGACTTTGCGGAAGAATGGTATCCGCCGTCCTCGCTACCAGATTTGCGAAACTGCGAACGCATTGCGATTGACCTTGAAACTTGTGACCCGAACCTGCTGACTCTGGGTCCGGGTTGGTGCCGCAATGACGGCTATGTCATCGGCTTCGCGGTAGCTGCCGGCGATTTCGTTGGGTACTTCCCAATCCGGCATCAAGGTGGCGGCAACATGCCGGAGAAGACAGTGGTCAACTGGTTGAAGAAGCAGCTTGCCACGCCGCACATCGAGAAGATCATGCACAACGCCATGTACGATCTGGGCTGGCTGCGCTGGGCTGGCATCGAGGTGCAGGGCAAGATCATCGACACGATGGTGGCGGCACCGCTGCTGAACGAGAACCGTCGTTACTACAACTTGAACAGTCTAGCTGGCGAGTACCTCGGCGAGTGGAAGAACGAGAAGATGCTGAAGGCTGCGGCGGATATGTACGGCGTCAACCCCAAGGGGGAGATGTGGAAGCTACACGCCTCGTTCGTGGGCAAGTATGCGGAGCAGGATGCTGCTGTTACACTGCGTCTGTGGGACCGACTGCGGGCGGACATCGACAAGGATGAAGTCAACAGCATTTTCGAGTTGGAGACATCGCTGATCCCGTTGATGCTCGACATGAAGTCAAAAGGTGTGCGTGTCGATGTAGACAAGGCACACGATGTGCAGAAGGAACTGAAGAATCGCGAGGACGTTTTACTTAAAGAAGTAAAGGAAGAGACCGGCGTCCTTGTGGAGCCGTGGGCCGCCGCATCCATAGCAAAGGCGTTCGACGCCCTCGGGTTGCACTACAACAGGACAGAGAAATCGAATGCGCCAGCCTTTACAAAAGCATTTCTTTCGAACCACACTCACCCGGTGGCGCAAAAGATTGTACGCCTGCGTGAGTTTAACAAGGCTAACACGACATTCATTGAAACCATTCTTGAACATTCGCATAACGGTCGTATCCATTGTGATTTTCACCCTCTTCGTTCAGATGAAGGGGGCACAGTTACCGGACGATTTTCTTCGTCCAACCCGAACCTCCAACAGATCCCGGCCCGCGACCCCGAAATAAAAAAGATGATTCGTGGTTTGTTCATCCCGGAGGATGGAGAGAAGTGGGGCAGCTTCGACTATGCTTCACAAGAACCACGATGGCTGGCCCACTACTGTGCCACACTGACCGGTGCCCGACGGGATCCACAGATCGATGACGTAGTCCGAATGTACCACGAAGGCGGTGCTGATTTCCACCAAATGGTAGCGGACATGGCAGGTGTGTCACGCAAAGAAGCCAAGACTGTGAACCTCGGCATCATGTATGGCATGGGCCGGAAGAAGTTGGCTGGCACTCTCGATATCACCGAGGACGACGCCAAGGGACTCTTGCACAGGTATCACGACAAGGTGCCGTTCGTGAAAGGTATGGCCGATCTGGCGATGAATCAAGCGATGGACAAGGGCGTGATCCGCACATGGCTTGGCCGCAAGTGCCGGTTCGACACGTGGGAGCCAAAAGCATTTGGCTACAACCGTGCGTTGCCACTTGAAGAAGCCGTCAAAGAATATGGCGGCAAGGGTATGATCCGTCGCGCGTTTACCTACAAGGCACTGAACCGACTGATCCAAGGGTCAAGTGCGGACCAGACCAAGAAGGCAATGGTGACGTGTTATGAAGAAGGACTGGTGCCAATGCTCACAGTTCACGACGAATTGTGTTTTAGTGTGAACTCTCGTGAACAATCCGACAAAATTGTCGATATCATGAAGAATTGTGTACCAGACTTGAAGGTGCCGTTCGACGTGGACGCCGAGCTTGGAGACAATTGGGGAGAGGTAGGATGAGCTTGAAATGTTTTGCCTGCGGCGGTGACGTGATCTGGGGTGGTGACCACGACACCGAGGGCATGGAGGACTACTTCATCGTCTCGAATCTACACTGCAAGGACTGCGATGTGTTTTATCTTATGTATCACCCAACGCCTGAATCCGATGAGCCAAGCGCATCGCCCGATTCGGGGTCTGTTTAGCCCACCTCGAATCTAACATCTGGCGGCTGGCCTCGGGCCAGTCCCGATTGTCCACCGCTTTTTTCATCTTCATGAACTTTGTCAGACGCGGACGCCCAAGCTGAAAGCACATGTTCGCAATGCACAATTGTGCCTCTTCAGGCAAGTCGTTGAAATCGTTGTACAATATTTCGCAATCTCGTACAGTTCGTTCGATGTCTTCGTAGAATAGCTCGTCGACGTGCTCCTGAGAGACCGTAGTGCCCACTTCGAACCCGTATAGCTCGTCATCTTCGGTAATTAGGTGCCCGATACCCACGGTTTTGTATCCGAGATGGTCTAAATAAATTTCGAGCTTGCATCCTTCGTCGATGGCAAGTTCGTGTTGAAGCTGTTCTAGATTCATGGGTTCCCCCTACATGCAAAGATCGTCGTACTTGGCACTGTGCACCCGGTGTCGACTCATGTCCCCGGTATGCTGTGTACGTAACAAGTCTAGCAGCCAACGAAACATTATCAACCTACTCCCCGCAGACGGTCGAATAACTCTTGCGTCTTTGGATCCTGGATCGTGGACCGTGCTGCGGTCACCGTTGTGGGTTGTACGGGAGCCGCCAGAGGGAGATTAGTAGCGGCTCCCGTGTCCACTGGCGCTGGTGGAGGATCCATCGCCGTGGGTGTAGAAGGTGCAACAGGCTGTGGCGCAGGCGCTGCTTGACTTACGTCAAACCGTTTTTGCATCCCGGAAACATCAAGTTCGATGGTGCCAGTTAGTTCACGACGGTTTAGGATTCGGCGGATGTCGTTAAGTTCTCTTAACGGGAAAGTGCCGCCGAACTCTTGCACGTTCTTCCGCGCTAGCTTTTTAATTGTGTCGGATACTTCCTTCGGCGAAAACTTTCCGCGCATGATGCGATTGACGTTGCCCACATTTGCTTTCTTCAATGCCTTGCGGATCTCCCGGTCGTTCATACCAAGGGACCGCATATCTTTCACTAGGCCAAAAATTTTGTTCTGCTCCCGGAATAGCTTCTCGTTTGCACGTGCGTAGGCTTGGATCACGTTCATCGGATCCATCTGGTTTTCTACGCGCAGTGTCGCGTTGAAATCGGCACTAATTCCACGGACCACGTCACCATACTGGTACGCTCCGTACTTAACGACATTCTCTGGCTTCACGTCCACTTCGCGCAGACCAGTGAAGAAGGACAGAAGTTCTTCTTCAATGTTGCGGACATTGCCACGGGCATCCCGCCCATGTGGTGCGGTCATAGCAGTAACAATTCGACTTGGGATGTAACCGACTTCGCCGGTCTCCGGCTGCACATCCACACGTCCAATAAACTGCTCGACAGCACCGGGGTTAAACGCATCGGCGATATGGAAGAAAGACTTGACTCCAATCTCTGTTGCACTGTCTCCCGTGAACTCACCTTCAGCCTTGTTGTATACCTTCTGGCCGGTCTTTGTCTCGCCGCGTTCCACGTCCAGAATCTTTTCGGCAATGATTGAGAGTTCGCTGAAAGGCCGAAACATTTCCGAGACAACACCCTTTGTCGCGTCGGCTACAAGACCTTCGCCGTCAAGCCCGCGCAACTCATTTCGAGCGGCAGCTTCGAGAATAGCTCGAGCAGGGCGACTGAAATAATCGTACGGATTGAAGAAACTGTAGTCGATGTACCCGGTTACATACGGGCGCTTCTCGCCATCCGGTCCGACTTTTGTTTCTACACTGGTGGGAATTAGTGTAGATGCTCGACTCCACGGAGCAACGCGACGTTGCAGTGCTTCCATTTGATCCTGTGCAACACCCGTTGCGTACATCGCAGTTTGTTGTATGGCGGGGCCAGCGACACCTGCGGTCAGAGTAAAGCCGACAAGCCGGCGCATACCGATGTTCCGGACAGCCGCGTTCTCCGACTGTAATTCACGAACGCCATAACGCAGAGTATTCGCACTGGTACGGATGATCTCGGCGGGAAAGGCGATAAAGTTACCAAACGGCAGCTTGCGCCAAGACTTCACCGCTTCGGGCACACGAAGATAGTTGGGCACAACATTCTTGACGATGTCGGCGGCGTACTCGTCGATAGTATCGAAACCCACAGATCGAGCGTAGGCTTCGGCTGCATCCTCACTGCCGAGGGCTGACACCAGTTTACTTTTCTCAAACTCGAAATTGTAGATCTTCCAGATATCGTCACCGCCTTGATAGTAATCACGCGCGCGAGTGGTGACCCCTTGCGCTCGTTCTATAATCGCGCTGTCCAGAAACTGTCCGAACTTGGATCGACCAAGGGTGCGACGAAACAGTCCCTTGTTAGAACCAACGTCCACGCCCAAATCATCAAGAGAACTCTTGAGTGTTCCACCCAGCCCTTCTTCTAGCAGCTTGTCGATTTCTCGAATCTGCGCTTGTGTTCCGACAACGCCCACCTCTTGTAGCTTGCGAAAGTAGGCTGCCCGTGCTTCGTCGGCGTTTACGCCTAGCGCCCGCATCAGCCTCGGAATCTCGCCTCGGTAGATGTTGTCAATCACCATGCTGAAAGACTCGCCGAGTTTAGCACCTCGTCCGATGTTGCCCTGTGCAGCAGCGAACAGCGCAGCAGATGTGACGTTACGAACTTGCGTGATCGGCGACAAAACGGTCTTGGCAAACTGCGTGGCACCCTTTGCTTTTAGGAAGTTGCCATAAGTAGCCCGCCACAGCATGTTATCGAGGTCCAGGCCAGCGATTTGTGTTGTTCTCGTAAGCTCGTTGAATAAGGGCTTCTTGGCATAGTTGCCTTGAATAGAGCCAAACTGCACATCGCTGAACATTTCGCGCACTGGCGCACCCGGTGCCGGTGGCAGTGGCTCTTCGCCCAATTTGGCGTACACATCTTTCTTCAGTTGCCCGCCCGGCAGAACATCGGGCAGCGCTTCATAGGACTGCGGACTAATTAACAAGTCACCCTGATCTAAAATGTTCTGATCAAGGTAGTTGTAGAAATCGTCAACCACACGGAACTCTGCTAGGTCGGAGATTGTGCTGACATATGTCTCGAGCGGATCTTTAACCTCGCCGAGAATCGAGCGAAGTACCGGGTCTTTCATCTTTCGCCGAGTGAACAACGACGTGCGGAGACGGTCTCGAACAACACGTTTATTGGTGCCGTCCATAGCTGTAGCAGAACGCGGTGCCTTGTAACGGGCTACAAAGTTTTCAAGAATGTCTTCAACAGCCGCGCGATCTGTGCGGCGGTTGATACCAACACCTGTGGTGATTCCAGTTTCAGGCAGCGGTCCTACAAACCGTGTGTACAGACTTTCGGCAATATCTGGATTATCAATGTAAAACTGTTTTGCGTTCTCGTATGCTTGTTGGAACTCTTCTGTATTGAACCAGTTTGGATTTTCAAACGCAGCATATTTACGACGCATGTATGTTCCAAGCTCATCGTTAATAATGTCTTGGATGTCTGGGAACAGTCCGGACTGAACGAACGGAGAGCCAGCTATCTCTTGGGATAATAGATCAACCTGCCCGCGCATGTTGATCGCGGTGTCGCGCATGAAGTCAGGCAGGAATTGTGCCAAATCGTCCGTAGACGCTGGATTAAACTGTCGTATTCCAAGACGTTCGGCCTCGCGCGTAGCCGCTGCGATGTAATCAGGATCTCGTGTCATGAACGAGTACAGCAGGTTCATGGCCTCGGTGCGAGTGCTCGAGGATCCGTTAATCATGATATTGCGGAAGGATGGGTTGTCTGAGTCTAGGATTTTGTTCAGATTTTTCTGTAGTTTTAAGGCGATGCGACTCGCCTTGTTGAGTTGCGACTCAACCTGCCCGGACAGGTCAGAACGCTTCTCAAACACATTTTGCGGCAGCATTCCACGAGATCTGAAAATTCCAAGTGACCTGTCGGCGATACGACCAGCAAGAGAATCGCTTTCGATCAGTCGTTGAACTGGCGTGGAGATAATGTCTGCGGTTTTTGAGATAGCAGGTGCTACCCCTGTCGTGTCTGCGAGTGCGCGGACGCCAGACACCCCTGCCTTGGCGCTGTAGCCCATAGCTTTTAATACTGGCTCGATGGCTGCGGTAGCACCAGCAGCTTCAAGACCAACTTTGAACTTGTTTGCAATTCGACGTTCTGCTTCTGCCCTACCAGACAGCCCGACATCCTTGGATGTCATGGTGGGACCACCGCCGAAGAAGTCACCTACTGTAGTGGTACCATCAGAAGCAACAACCGCATCGGCAAGCCCGGCGCCACCTATCTGTGCTGAACGGGTGGCCGCCTTGCCAAGGTTGCGAAGTTTTGAAATCTTACCGATTGCCCCTGCCGCCCCTAGACCAGGAATGGCAAACTGCACAACTGCTTCTGTAATTTGCCCTGCTGGTCCTACGGGGTCGATACCCAAAGAGTCCTTCAAGTCCTGCTTGGCTTCCGATATCTGCCTAGAGTAATCGGTTTCTGCGAAATAATCGGGAATAAGCGCCGCTGTCTCGGCGATGCCCGAACCCATTTCTATGACGCCACCTACGATGCCTTCACCGACCTCCTGCAAGAAGCCCTCGCTCTCGGGCTGCTCCGTGGTCCGTGGTGCGGCATCCTGTTGTGCCGCGATGTAGTTTAAGATTTTTTCTTTAGCCTGCTCGTTGGTCAGGCCGTCGGGTAGCTGATATCGTTGACCCTGATACTCGTATATCGGCATGGGTCTGTTCCTACTCGATGACGATTACATTCTGCGCGCCGCCTGGATCTTGGTCCGGTATTTCGGCAGCAGCACCAGCCTGCGATGCAATTTTTTCTGCCTCAAGAGAGGTGACACCAAGAATTTTTGCCAAGCCTTCAAAGCCTTGTTCTTCAACAATCTGTTTAAGATACCCGGCATTGGCAACAATAAGTGCAAGCTGGCCTTGGTTAGCGTTCGGGTATTGCCTTTTTAACTCATCAAGAACCGTTGTTTTAAACCCAGACCGCTGCGCTTTGGTGATTGTAATCGCGTCGGCAAGTGTTAGATTTTCATCATCTTCCATCAAAGCTCTTGCAATCTGTAACTCATCCGGACCAATTTCTGCCTTGATCTGTTGCTCAAGCTGCTTGGTCAGTGCTTCAATCTCTAGTTCGTCAAGTTTCAAGCCGCGTTCGCGTTGAGCAGCAATCTCTGCTTGCGCCATCTCTGCGGCGGCGAGGTTTATGGCCCGCTCATCTTTCTTTTCTGCCGCCTTGAGGGCGCCGTATGTGCCAAGGGTTTCCTTACTGCCTGCCAGAGTGTCCTCAAGAACTCCACGCAAGCCACCCTCTGTACTACCGCCTGTGGCGATATTCAGACCAAGAGTCATCAGCATGAAGTCGCGACTGGTGCGGATGTCATCTACGCCGTCAACCCCGGCTTCTTTCAAAAAGTCCTTGGCTTCTTTCAGTGCCTCCGACTTGGTTTTCTTCTTGTCGGCGGTGCCTCGAAGCTCGGCGATTTTGTCCATGATGCTCTGCATCGTCCGCTCCGACGACGGCGTCTCTTGCTCGGGCTTGGGCTTCGGGTCTTCAGACGGTGTCGGTGCAGGTTGATTATCTGGCGCAACCTCATCAAGTGTGCCAATTTCTGCCGTGGACCCACTGCCATCGGCACCGGGTGCTGGATTTTCTCCGGCGGGCACCACAACCGAAGGGATTTCTACTGGTTCAATTTCCGCGCCAGGTCTGCCAACTTGTCCGCCGAGGACAGCTTCTGCCCCCGGGTACTGATCAAACCCAAAATAATTTGCCGGCATGATCGCGCCATCTGTGTCTAAAATCGGACCCGGCTGATTTAAAAATTGTTGTTGCATCGCAGCGTTCATGATTCGTGGACCGGAGGCCAAGATTCCTTGTGGCATACGTGATGAGTTACGCCGCTGCTGCATGTTTGTAAACATAGGACGATCAAGAGGGTTAAGAATCATTGCCCAAACGCTCCGAATGCTCCAAGACCCGCGATACCTAAACCAAGAAGCTGTGAGCCTAAGTTAGGCGGCGGCGTGTACTGTTGTGAAGTGGTCTGTTGCAGTGCGGGAACGCCCTTAAAAATATCGCCCAAGAAGCCAAGCTGCTGGAACGGAAGCTGCTGCTGCGCCAGTGCGTTTGCCTGTGCAACATTCAAAGCCTGTTGCGCTTGGCCCTGCTGTAGACCACCGATACCTAGTAAAGTGCTAATGTCCTGTGCGCCCATTTGCTGACCTTGCATACCAAGACTAGCCAGTCCCCCGGCCAGTCCTTGAGACAAGCCCCCGGTTAACTGCGCCTGACGAAGCTGCTGCGTTGCTGCGTCTTGCGCTAGCTTCGAAGCTTGCGAAAACCCGGCGCTGCGAAGGCGCTCACCTGTACGAGCCTGCTGCTCTAGTGTGTTACGGCCAATCTCACCTTGCAGCACGGCTGCCCTGCTGCCACCAAATGCACCAGACCCCACCGCTTTAGCTGCTGCCTGCTGCTCTTGCATCCGTCCTTGGCGCCCGATGTCGTCTTGTGCCCGCTGCACCACGTCATCGAGGTACGGATCCATGTATTCTTTATATGCGTTCGGGTCCATGCCCGCACCAGCAGCAAGCTGCTGTGCCTGACCAAGACCAGAAGTTAAAGCCTCTTTGGATTCATCAAGAAATGGCTGGAAGGAACCAACACCAGTGTCAAGAGCCGCTTGAATTGCCTTCTGTTGTCCTTCGGACAGACCAGCAAGCTGCTTCTGAACAAATGGCATGGTTAAACCCATGCCACCTTCGTCTGTCGGCTTAAAAAGATTTTCTGCCGAAGTTAAAAGGTTCGCAAGATACTGCTCCTGAAACTCGGGCAGTCTAGTTGTTACTGTTTGTGTCGCTGTTGCCATTACGCTTGGGCCTCCAGTTCGGCCATCATATCATACATTCTGGCAGCACCGATATCCCTATCTCCACCACCGGCTCCTCGGACAGCCGCTGCTGTCATTACAAACTCACCGTCGGACAAACGGGCGGGCACAGAATCAGACGTGCCGGTCCCTGGTCCGTGGACCTCCCCACCATGCATCATGCTAGCGATGCCAACCTTGTCTCCCGTTAAATTTATATCTGAAACGGGCACGATGTAATCATTTGGGTTTGGTCGTGTTTGTATTTCTTTTCTGTATTTCTGTAGCTCGTCCGGATTATTTAATTGCACAATACTGCCGTCTCGCAATCGACCCGTCATAGCAAAATTTTTGCCCACAGGATCTGGACGCGGCTCGAAACTCACTTCTCGCTCTTGACTCCCCATTGCCGCGCCAAGCGCGCCAATGCCGCCAAGACCAAGCATCGCCTTTTGACCAAAAGACATGTCTTTAAACAGGCTGCCAATGCCGGCCATCGAGCCGCCACCGACTCCAAAACCAATCATTGCCGGAATTGCAATAGGTGCAAGTTTGCCGATAGTTTTTGTAAGGTTTCTAAACAGTCCCATTAGGTCACTACCTTTACAGTACCACTGTCATTATACAGAGCGCCCGTCTCCAGTCCAGATGCGCTCGTCGGCAGTTCAGTCAACGTAATCTTTGTCCCACGCAACTCGCCTGGGTTGCGCTCCTGCGCGATAAACAGTTCCAACGCACGAGTCAGGTCAGCCATATATTGCTGCGTGTACTCGAACGGTGGTTCGGGGAGCCTTGGCGGTGCTATCTGGTTCGATGACACTAGCGCCTCCCGTCTGGCCGCAGGTCAATGCGCGGGCTACCCAGCTTCCACTTTGCACCCAGCGCTTCGGACTCGACCCGCAATGCAAAAGACCGACCACGAGCACGAAGGTGCAACTGATTTGTAAACGTCTCAACCGGGGAACTCGCCGTACGAATTGCATCCCCAGATGCAGTGTTGTCGAAACTCGCACCCGGGAAGTTTCTGGCCTTGACCGTAAACGTGGCTTGCGGGCTGCTGAGATTCGTTGACCCGTTAAACGTCAGGTCCGGAATCACTCTTTGTATATACGTGAATTTGTCCCCGTCGCCAATGTCAATCGCGGCGGACTCGATGAACGAGTTCATAGCGGAGCCGTCGTCATCGTAGCCAAGTTCGTGGTTGTATATGTACTGATTGCCGGTAGCTATCGGGAATGTCCTGACGCCACGATCCAGCCATGCTGTACGACTAAGGTTGCCAAAGTACCATACCTTTTCGCCGTAGTTGTAAACCACATACTTGTCGTTGTCGCTACTACCGGCTGACGGGTAGAACCAAAACACTTCCGAAAACTCGGAGTTGATGCCCGAAACAACTTTGTCCGACTGCTCTAGGTTAAAGTCTAGGAATACCTTGTCCTTGACAGTGCAAGGAAGCTGCTGCGTCTGACCGGCGTAGATATAAAAGTTGTCTATGCCCATCCAGTACACAACGTCCTCGGTTGCGACGGCAGCATTTGGACTCATAATCGTGATATTCGAGGCGAGCTGCTGTAGGCCGAAAGTAAAAGGTGGCCCGATAAAGCGCATGGAGTTTAGCGCCGTGTCAGTCCACACCAGAATCTCACGTTTTGTTTCCACTGC